GAGATACATAGGCTTTACCTTAGCCACGGCAGCCGGTATGACAGCAGTAGCCGCGGGAGCAGCAGTAGGAACAGCAGCGACCTTGACCACAGCGGGCCTGGTGGTAGGCGCTGGTATCACGGCAGCCACAGTTGGAGCAGCGGCCTGGGGCATGAGTTCAATGATGAAGCCTAAGAGCCAATCAATGCAAGCGCTCCCGGCCCCTCCGGATGTCAAGGCAGCGGAAGCTGCGGCAGCAGCCGATATAGATAAGAAGCGAAGATCTCAAGCCCGGAACAAGACTACCTATACAAGCCCATTGGGTCTGAAGGATGAAGAGAAGTCCGGGGTTGCGACAAAGACATTGCTAGGAGAATAATGGAAGCAGTTGTAACACGGTATCATGAGAACTACCATCCGGACATCATCCGGTTATGTGCGGCCTTCAGCGAAGAGAGTTTGAATGAGTATGGGCTGACGGTCGGCAACGATAGGCTAGGGCAGATGATCCAGGTCTGTAAGGACATCAGCTTCTTCATGCTGGTGGATGGGAAGGTCGTGGGGCTGATCGCCGGCATGGAGGTGCAGAACCTTACGAATGGAAAGACAGGCTTACAAGAGATCATATGGTATGTGGATAAACCTTACAGATCCAAAGGGCTGTTACTCCTTAGATACTTTGAAGAAGCAGCGAAAGTGATCGGCGCGGCTCACATAGTCATGGCTCTGATGTGCAACAGCAAGGCTGACAAACTGGCCCGGCTATACGAGCGCGAGGGATACAAGCCCTTTGAGGTGCAATATATGAAGGAGATACACTATGCAACAGGAACTTAGCGCCGAGAAGATCGTACAATTCGCTGGAGCATTAAAAGGACAAAGGAGTAACTTTGATACCTATTATCAAACATTACATGATTACTTCTATGTTGAGTCGGAGAATATCAACCGCTCATACTATCCGGGAACAGAGCTTGATTATCTATATCTATTGGATGGCACAAGTCTTGATCTTGCGGATATCCTTGCCAGCGGTATCTCCAACTATCTTACTCCGGGAGCCAGCAAATGGTTTTCCCTTGAGCATCCGGATCAAGAACTTGCCAACAAGAAGTCCGTGCGACAATGGATGCAAGACACCGCGGATGAGCTTAACTTCGTCCTCAACCGGTCAAACTTTTATAATCAAATGCCTACATTTTACAAGTCATCCGGAGTATACGGTACATCTGTTCTGATGCTGGAGGAGGATCACGAAGATACCCTCCGGTTCTACAATATGCCGATCCGCCATGTATACATCACGGAAGATGCGCGGGAGAAGCCGCTAGAGTATTACATGATCTTTGAGTTCACAGCTGAACAGGCTATCACGAAGTTCGGCGATAAAGTTGATAAGGATATATGGGAAGCGGCCACCACGCGGCGCAACCCGGACAAAAAGTATGAGTACATCTATTACCTAGGCCCGCGGGTACTACGCGAACAGGGCAAGAGTGATAAGGGTAACATGGCCATCCGCGGGGTATGGGTCGAGCGCAAGACCAATGCGATCATGCAAGAGGATGGATACAACAATATGCCAGCCGTAGCGCACCGATTCTATAAGCGCCCCCGGATCGTGTATGGATTCAGCCCGGCCATGAAGGCGCTGCCTTGGGTAAGGATGCTCAACACGATGGCAGACACAATGCTCAGAGCCGCCATGAAGCAGACGGATCCTCCGATAGCTGTTCCGGACTCCGGCTTCCTGGCCCCTATGAACTTCAACCCCAGGGCGCAGAACTATTATAAGAGGGGCAAGCTTGATCCTACTAAGGACATCGCGCCTATAGGCAACTATGGCAATATAGCCATTGGCATGAAGGAAATGGAGTATTACGCGAACCAGGCCGGTAACATGATGTTCAAGAATGCCTTCCTGTCCTTTCAGAATGTCACGAAGCAGATGACCGTGCCGGAGGTTATGCAGCGAGCCAATGAAGCTATGACACTCTTAGGCCCGGCAGTAGGCCGGTACATGAGCGATGTCTTACAGCCGCTGATCGAGAGAGCCGTAGGGATCTTATGGCGCGCCGGTAAGCTGCCGCCGCTTCCACCGGAGATGGTTGACAACCCGGAGTATGATGTCAAGTTCATAGGCCGCCTAGCTTCAGCACAGAAGCAGAGCGAGATGAACAATATCACAAATGCGCTTACAATCGCGGGGCAGATAGCTCAGTTCAAGCCGGAAGCGCTTGATAAGATCAATGCCGATGCTACGATCGATGAGCTATGGGGCATCACGAATGCACCAGCCGGTATGATCTATGACATGGATGAGGTTGCCGAGATCCGCGAAGCCAGGGCCAGGCAGATCGAGATGGCAAATAAGATGGAGATGATGAAGGCCGCGGCTGGAGTAGGTAAGGATGCCAGCCAAACCGACAAGAACCTGGCTGAAGCTGATGCCGTAGGAGCCGGCCAATGAGGGGAACAAAGGTCAAGAGATTGAGGAAGCGCTGCGCGATACATTGGGCAAGGTTCCCACATAAGCGGGATGTATCATACTTACGGTTTTGGCGGTACTTCAAGAAGGCATACGCATGATTGATTTGACCAAAGAGCTGGACATAAAGAACCTCAAGGCCGCCCTGGAGTATTCATTCAAAGGGCCGCTTGGGGAAACAACCCTTGAGTTTCTTGAACAGTTCTGCCACTTTTGGACAGGTGGCCCAAGAGAAGATCTAAACCGGTTGCAGTACGAAGCCGGGAAGAGAGATGTAATATTAACCCTAAAGACGATTATGCGGAAGGATTGGAATCCGAAGCAGATCGCCGAACTCTACAGAAGGAGTGAATAATGGCACAGGACAACTTTGGCCAGCCGACCCCGGCTGAGAACCCAAGCCCGACACCAGCAGCACCGGCGGCCGGCGATCCATCGTTACACGCACCAGCCCCAATAGATCCAAACGCAGCACCGGCTCCGGCAGCACCCGCGGCCCCGGCAGTACCGGATCCGACCAAAGCGCCAGCGCCCAAGGCCTGGTATGATGGTCTGCCGCAAGACATGAAGGACAACCCGAACATACAGAAGTTCAAGGATGTTGATGGAATGGCGAAGAGTTACCTTGAATTAAGCTCTCTGCTGGGCCATGAGAAGGTTCCGATACCCAAGGATGAGAACGATCTCGCGGCGATCGCCCACCTGGACAAGGTGCGCGGAGTGCCGGATGATGTTAAAGGGTACGAACTTGAAGCCCCTACCCCACCTCCAGGTATGGAAGGAATGGAATTTGGTATGGATAGGTTTAAGGAGCTGGCCCATAAGCACAAGCTGACACCTACCCAGGCTAAAGGGATCATGGATGATTACACAGGGATGCTGGCGGAGATACATAAGGGATCGCAAGATGCCTATGTGGATTCCGTGAACATCGCGAAGAACGAGCTGAATAAGGAATGGGGCTTGACCTATGCAACAAAGGTTAAGCTGGCACAGGATGTAATGAACAAGTTCGCCGGAAGTAAGGAAGCCTTTGAGCATATTAACGCGAAGCTCGGAGCTGACCCGGTAGCTTTGAAATTTCTCGCAACGGTTGGATCAAACTTCAAGGAAGGCAGCCTGGGTAACCTGGGCGAGCCGGCCACAAGCTTCACGAAGACACCGACCGAAGCGAAACGAGAGTACGATGGTATAATGAATGATCCCAATGATATCTATTGGAGTGGAGTGCGTAACAACCAAGTCGTTTCGGAATCGGTAAGGAAGGAACGCATCACTCATGTGGAATCATTGTTGAGGATGCAGCAACCGGCGAAGGCAAGCTAGAAATAGCCCGGAGTCGGGAGATCATTTAAGCAGCGCGGATAACCATTGCGGCCCGCACAATAGTGGACGGCAATGTTGGCCCCCTTGGGATAACCAACATCATTGAATTGTATTAACCTAAACCAAAGGAGCCAATAATGGCAAGTGAACTAGATATTCGCGCACAGCAGTTCTCGCGCAATGTCGTTCCTCTAGCGCAACAGACCTATAGCAAGTTCTATGGATCTGTTATGCAGAAGAGCGATGTGAATGCAAAATCCTTCAGCCAGGATCAGATAGGTGGCTGGGATATGACCCCGAAGGGTGGGCTGAATGTAGACACCCCGGAGAACGACCCGAATCTGCA